ATACAACCTAGCCAAGGGTCATTACACTTACTCCAAGACATTTAGAATCGTACAGCCAAACAATGATATTACTCAGTTTACGGTAAATATGTATGATGATAAAAGTCAGGAAATTAATGCCATCACAAACAACATCACGGTGGGGCATTATGATGTGAGAATCATATCCGGTTCAACTCTACCCTCAAATAGAATGGCTGAGTATCAGCTTTACCTTGAGGCATTTAGAATGAATCTGGTAGATGATGTCGAGGTTTTAAAGAAAACTGAAATCTTTGACAAAGAAGGTGTCTTACAGCGAAAGGGCCAAATGGCTCAGATGCAATCTTATATCAAACAACTCGAAAGCCAAGTTAAGAAACTTAGTGGAGACCTCCAGACTGCAGAGCGTGAAACGCTTAATTCAAGAAAGAGGGCTGAAACTGAGAAGTTCAAGAGCAGGCTTAATGAAATCAAAAATGATACCAAGTTTAAAACTAAGGTTCAAGTTGATAATCTAAAAAGAATTGTTGATTCAGAAACACAGGCTGTAAGCTAATGAAAACAGAAGTAGTGGGAACAATTCCCGGTTCTGCTTTTACAGACATCTTTAATTAGGTGATGCTAACTAAAAGAAATCGAGGAATATAATGGATAACACTATGCACGAAAATACCACAATAGAAGGCGTGGAAGGCGAAGTTTTAGAACAAGTTGTTGAGCCAGAACAGGTAGGAGGAGAAGCTCCAGCACCTGCAGGAGAAGAAGTCGTAGATGAGGCTAAGAAGTTTCAATCAATGTATGACAAGAAATCTGCTGATTATGATAAGCTCAATAACGAAGTCGAGGAGCTTCGTAAGTATCAACAGTTGGGAAAAGTTTTACAAGACAGACCCGATGTTGTTGAGGCTATGAGAAACACACTTAGTGGTAATACGGCTAGTAAACAAGAAGAACCAAAGGTTACAGAAGATTCTTTTGACCCTTGGGAAGCTTATTACAAGCCGGGTTCTCCCTCTTATGAGATGAGGGTGCAACAAGAAAAGACTGTTGCTCAGCAAGCTGTTCAAGAACAGATGGCAGGGTTTCAGCAACAAATGGCAATTAACAACCTAAAGCAAGACCTAGCTAGTAAGCATGGCATTACAGACCCGAATATGGCTGATGATTTTATACAGTTTGCAACGACACCAAGAGAAGAACTTCCTTTGGACTTGTTGGTTGATGTGTACAGAAAGCATAAAGGTGGAGAAGAAAAAGTATCGCCAAACTTAGAAGCTGTTCAAAAGACTAAGACCATTCCAACTACGGCTGGTGTGGTTCAAGGTTCTGCCCCTGAACAACCTAATGAATTAGAGGATGTTTGGAAAGGTGTTATGAGCATTTCAAATAGAAAACAAATATAACAAGGAGCCCTAAATGGCAAATTACAATCAAGGAATTGTGAATGTTGGAACTCCGGGTGAAGCCGCCTCAGGTTATCACACTAGGAGACTGTTCAATTTCTCAGACCGTGTAGCGGAGTTGGCCCCAGATGAATCACCTTTTTTCGTGTATCTCTCTAAGGTAGCCAAAGTTCCTACGGATGACCCTCAATTCCGATTTTTAGAAGATAGAACTAAGATTTCTATGACAGACCGTTCTTTCTTACTTAACGGGGATGTAACTATCCCAGCCGCTGGAAGCTCAGCAAGTTACTCTGTTGATTTATCCGGTGGAGGTTCAGTAGATTGGCTAATTAAAGGTATGGTAGTAGCAGTAGGTCAGGAGACTGGTGCTAATGCCCCAAATACCGTTATACTTAGAATTGAATCAGCACCTCAAGATGATGGAACAACTACATCTTTACAAATGAAAACTATTTCAGGTTCAGATGGTAGTGTTGATATTGACAATGCTAAGTGTACCGTTATAGGAACATCTTTTGGAGAAGGTTCTGGAGCACCAGATGTATTCTCTGAAGAGCTAGATAATGATTTTGGATATACTCAAATCTTTAAAACAGCTTGTGAAATGTCTAATACAGCAAGAGCAACTCGCTATCGTGGATACGCAGATGAGTTCCAAAGAATTTGGAATCTTAAATTGCGTGAACATAAAGTAGATATTGAGCGTGCTATGTTGTTTGGTCAGCGTGCAAGTGTTGGAGGAGTCCAGTACTCTGAAGGTATTGCAGGACATATTATCGCTAACGGAACACCTAATACTGGTAATACAGCATTATCTTATTCAGCAGGTGCACCTTATTTTAGGTCTTCTGCAACCTCTGAGTTAACATATGATAGGCTACTATCTGACTTTGAAGTTGTGTATGACCCTGCTCGTGGAGGTTCTGACTCAAAGCTAGCTCTTGCTAGTTTACCTGTAATTACATTTTTTAATAAACTTGGTTCAACTTCTTTTGTTGACCAGTCTGTTGCTAACGAACTTCGTTACAATATTGAAAAATCAACAGGTTCTTTTGGTCATACTGTATTACAAGTAGAAACTATCCACGGTACAATGAATCTAGTAAAGGAACCTCTATTCAGAGGATTTGCTTCTGGTTTCTTATGTATGGTTGATATGGATAATGTAGCTTACAGACCATTGGTAGGTAATGGAGTTAATCGTGATACTCAAATCATGACTAATGTTCAATCTGCTGATGAAGACCTTCGCAAAGATATGATTTTAACAGAGGCTGGATTGGAAGTTTCTCTTCCTGAAAGTCACTACTTAATCAACTTAGAAGGAGTTTAATAATGGCTAGAGCAAGTTACTTAGAACAAAATAGTGGAGCAACTTTTGCACATAAGAAAAAAGTTGTTAAGCTTGGAGCCGCATATCAGCTTTTAGAAAAAGATAGTGGTAAGATATTTATGCTTAATTCAGCTACTGAATTTGCTACTACCTTACCTGCTGTTGCTGATGCTGGTATTGGTTGGTACTGCAAGATAGTAGTAGATGCCGCACCTGCTTCCGCTTCTTACACAGTTGTAGAAAAAGCGTCTGATGACACCGATGTAATTATTGTAAATGGTATTAATGAGCTAGAAGTTGACACAAACGACGATGGCCCATATAGTGCTGGTTGCACAACTATAACCTTTGCAGATGGCGTAGCTGTCCAAGGAGACTTTATAGACATTTGGTGCGATGGTGAAAACTATTATGTTTCAGGTCAAACCAAAGCAGACGGTGGAATAAGCGTAGCATAAACTGAATAAATAAAGTTAAGCAGTAATTAGAACTGTGGGGGTTATCGTATAAAGGGTAGCCCCCGAATCTAAAAAGGAATAATATGAATTGTGTACATTGTAAAAAACCAAACCCTGAAAGATGGTTCTACTGCAGAGCTTGTGGTAAGAAAGCATCTGAAGCTATATTTACAACTAACTTATATATGATGAGTGAAGCTGGGAAGAGAAGTGACATAGAATTTTCTGAAGTTAGTATGGATAGTCATATAGACCAGATGAAGAAAGAAAAAACAAAGAAGTTAAACAATGTGTGGAAAGAAAGAGTAAGACAGGCAGGTGTTAATTAATGGCAACGTTTGAAGCACAAGTAGAAGGATTAACAAGTTTATCAATAGATGGTAGTAGTGCACCTACTCAAGCTGAGTTAACTCAGTTTTTAACTGATGGTGCGGCTGAGGTTATCAATGCGATGCCAAGGTCTTTGAAGTTTCTTTGTGCAACTGAAGATACATTTACAAGTACAGCAGTTGGTAGTGAAGCAGAAACGTTAGAGTCTAGTTCTGTTATATCAGTTACTAGAAACGATGGTACTATAGACCAGCCATGCAGAGAGATTCCTGCATTACTTAGAGGTAGAGCATCAGATAGTGACGATATGATAGCGGCTACAGCTACAGACCCTGTGTACTATGTTTATAATGGTAAGCTAAATGCTTTGCCTGCTTCTGGTAGTTGTAAGTATTTAGAGGTAAATAACCCAACAGTAGCTTTTGGAGATTCTTCTATAAGTAATTTTCCAGATGAGTATGAATACTTAGTACCATTGTACGCTTCTGTAAAAGCATTAAGTAATAAGTTAAATACCTTAATCAAGTCAGATTTAAGTATATCTGCATCAGCACCAAGTGCACCTAGTTTAGCTACTGTTTCATATTCAGATGCTACAAATGCAGATGCAAGTGCTGTTGCAGTTAGCTCAGTTACCGCATCTTCTGTAACAAAAGCTGATATGGATGGGAATGTACCTTCTTATACCGCACCTGTTGTAGGTGGTGCAACTGAAGAGATTACAGCTACTATTACTGCAGGTACTTCTGGAACAGATGCTGACCAAATAGATGTTACTGACTGGTGGGAAGTTTTAGGCGATATGATTGAAACAGATGAAGATACAGAACTTGCTCAGTTGCAGTTAGGAAAACTTAATTCTTATATAGATGCTTATAGGTCTGCTTTGCAAAACCAATTAAATATATTTAACAAAGATAATGCTAGGTATCAAGCAAATGTTCAAGCTGAATTAGCAAAAAAACAAGCTGATTTACAGGTAGCTTTAAGACAGGCTCAGATAGATGCGGCTGATGCACAACAAGAATCTGCTCAGGCTACAGATGTGGCTAAGTTTAATAAAGCTCAAGACCAAGCATTAGCATTGCAAAACAAAGCTAATACATTGCAAGCAACTATCCAAAATAACGATGATTTAGTACAAAAATTTTTAGCTGAATTAAATAAGTATAGTGCTCAAGTAAACTCAGAAGTACAAGCTTATGGACAAAATTTAGCAAACAATGCTCAAGCTTATCAAAATTATCTTCAGCAACAAGCTAAGTTGCAAGCTGATTATGATAAAGGCATACAACTTATGAGAGGTGGGTAATGGCTAAGACAGTAGCAACTCTACCTACTTCACCATCTTTTACTTTAGTAGCTTTAAACACATCACCGTCTTCTAGTGTTACTGCGTTAAATACATCACCTTCATCAACTTTGGTGACATTAAACAGCTCTCCTTCTTTTAGTAGCGTATCTTTGCCTAGTTCTATAACATGGGTACTCCCCGGAACTTGGAATGGCTTTGATACTAAAAACTGGGAAAGTATAACAAGCAACTGGGAGACAACTGGTATGTTAGGAGGAGATTCAACATAATGGCTGTAAACAGGCTAAATGTAAAAAAGATTATTAGTAGGGTAAGGCAGGTTTTTCCTGACGCACCTGAAACTTATATTATAAATTTAATTAACGAATGTTTAGTAGACCTTGGAAAGTATTCAACTAAGGTTGAGTATGCAAAGACAACTACAGTAGCAGACCAACAATGGTATACATTAAGCGATGCTAACTCTGGTATTGATGTCAACAAAGTATTTAGAGTTGACTTCATGGATTCTAGTGGAGAGTATGTCAAGATACCAAGGTTATTAAATGGTGAAATATTAACGATGGACATAGACTGATGGCAAGTACTTATACTCATCCAGAACATAAGATTGCATACTTTGTAAAAGGCAATCATTTAGCTATAGTAACAACAAGAGGAGAAACATCTGGCACAACTCATTCTCTTGAAGGTCAGTACAAACCAATAGATGAAGCAGTAACAAATGGAGTTCTTATACATTACTATGCTGAGCCAGATTCTGTATCAGCTATTACAGATATTCCAGATGTAGACAATGTGTTTCATCCTGCTATCATAGACTTTGTAAAAGCAAAGTTATATGAAGATAAAGCAGGAAAGTCAAATGACCCAAACATATCTTCAGTAAGTATGAATTTAGCTAGTGTTCATCAAAGAAATTTTTTGGAATCCGTTAAGAAAAACGGTGCTAGGAAAAGAGAAAAGGTGGGTGGCACTAGGATGATATTACCACCAGACCTAACTTAAATCAACATGCCCATGAGAAAAGTCAAGCTCGGTAAGGCATAAGAAGGAGAAACAAGATGGCTAGTTCTATTAATAAATATTCAGTAGTAGAATCTCTCAATCAGATGATTTACGAGAGTGCAACTGCAGTAGCCGCTGTAGATGGCGGTAGCGGAGCAACAGGAGACCAAACATTATCAGAGTCACATACAGCTTTATATGTAGGCGTAGGTGGTGATGTAGTTCTTACTTTACAATCCGGTAGCGATGCAACTTTTAAAAATTTAGCAAGTGGTCAAATACTACCTGTTAAGTTTACTGCAATTAAAGCAACAGATACGACAGCAACTAATATGCTGGCATTGAAATAATGTTAGGCGGTATTAGAACTACTATAGTTAACTTTGCTCAGATGATAGCCGATATAGGCTGGGCTGGAGCAGAGGCTATACAGTTAAAATGGCAAGATGCAACAACTAATTGGGAAGATTACACAGGATAAATTATGGCAACTTTAGCAGGTAACAGCATAGCGAGTAGTTACACCTCGCTTTTAAAATTAAACGGTAACACAGATTCAACTGCGGATGGTAACGGTAGCAATGCAATACAGGTAAAAACAGGAGATGACGATGCAACTCCATTATTTTTAAATACAGATAGGCTTGGAATAGGTGGTCAGCCATCAGTTCCTTTACATATCGTTGCTGATAGCGTTACAGAACAATTAAGAATAGAAAGTAGTTCATCTACTTCAACAAAAATTTATTTAAGAAATGATGATACAGGAAACTCTGGGGATGCCTTAATAAGATTCGGTATTAATGCACAGGATTGGTCTATCGGTGTTGATAATAGTGCTTCTGATGCTTTTGTAATTGGTAGTGCGGCTCTTTTAGAAACCGACCCTCATTTAACTATCGCTACAAATGGAGATGCTACTTTTTCAGATAATGTTACTCATAGTTCAACTTCTCATTTTGTTGGAAATGTAGGAATTGGAAGTATAGCTGGTTCTGCTGGTGGTAAGTTATTATTTGTAGATGCTGGTGATGGAGTTTCTGATAACAATGATATTGCAAGATTTAGAAATCAAGAAGCTGATGCTGGTAGAAATTACGGAGTGTCTATAATCGCTGGTAGTAATTCAACTGATAATTCACTTAATGTAATGGACAAAAATAGCACTACTAATTTCATTGTAAAGGGAGATGGTAATGTAGGTATTGGAACTTCAAGCCCAAAACATTATTCTGGAACAAGTGGTACAGTTTTATCAATACATAATTCAAGTTTTAGAGGAATTTTAGAGTTAAGTGGAGCATCTAATTCAGATGGTGGAGTTATAGGTGCTTTAACATTTGCAAACACAGAAAATGATGCGGCAAGTGGAGCATTAGCTCAAATGTACACCGAGGTAGAAACATCTGACTCAAATGATGGAAATGATAGCGGTGGACATCTATTATTTTTTACCAAGCCAGAAGCTGGAACATTAGCTGAAGCCATGAGAATTACCTCTGATGGTAAAATCGGTATTGGAGCTAGCAGTATTAATGGTGCTTTCACAGTATTAGGTACACCAATGACTGCTGTAGGGCATCAAACTGTAGCTGATATTTTTGGAAATGTACAGCAAGATGCAGATAAAGGTGCTGGTATTGGATTAGGTGGAAGATATATTACAGATTCAGCTTCAGTAACTGCCTTTGCTGAAATATCTGGAGTAAAAGCCAATAACACAAGTGGCAATTATGAAGGCGAAATGGTCTTTAAAACTCGTGTTAATGGTGGAAATCAAACTGAAAGATTAAGAATAGATGGTTCTGGCAACATTAATGCCAATGCTAACTATATAGTAAACGAACAAGGCAGACAGAATCATGTAGCCAATACAATGTCCTCTCCATATTATAGATTTGATGGTGTAGATGACTATATACAAATATTAGCAAATGGAACAGGAACATTTGATACACAAAAATTTAGTATTGAAGCTCTTGTTTATATGGATGGCACTTCAACTTATTATCAAATATGGTCTTATGATTATACTGCTCATAGTAGTCCTTATTATGCTCAACATTTAAGAGGGGCTGTTGATGGTTCTCTTATATTAGCTTATAATAATGGTTCTGGTAATTTATCTCTTGAAGTTTCAAATGTAATAGAGATGAATAAATGGGAGCATATTGTAGGTACTTATGAAAAAGGGAGTCAGAAGCTATATGTAAATGGAGAATTAGTAGGTTCGGGTACAGATAATGTTACAATTACTTATTATGCTCAAGAAGTATGGATTGGTAAAGCAAACTTTGCTGGTGGTGAGTTTGCTGGTGAAATGCAAAGAGTTAGATTTTTTAATAATGTACTTGATGCTACAGAGGTAAAAGAACTATATAGTGGTATGAGTGTACCTTATAAATACAAAGGTGCAAATCAGACTAATTTATTGGGTAGTCTTGATTTTAACTCTGGTTGGACAAATGTAAGTAGCAACATGACAATTAATAGTGCGACCAGTATAACTGCTGGAGCAACTAATTCATTAATATTAAAGAATTATGGTGCATTAACTGCTGGAAAAAATTATCGTGTTAGAATAGCTGGTACTATTGATAGCGGAGTTTTAAAAGTTCAAGATGTTAATGGAAGTGCTACGATATTAACAACTACATCCTCAACATTTGATGACAGTGTAGAATTTACATATCCAAGCGGTTCAACAAATAGACAACCGATAGCAATTTTAATTGCAACAAATGGTGCAACAGCAAATATAACTCACTTCAGTTACACTCAAATCGGTGCAGTAGCTGAATACGATGGTAGTTCTGCTGGTGCAAAGGTATGGGGAGATAAATCTGGAAACTCTTTAGATGGAACTGTATCTGGTGCAACTTTAGAAAATGCTCCATACGATTCTGGTACAGAATACGAAGAAGGTACATGGACACCTACACTTACAACATCGGGAACAAATTTTGATTCTGTTACTTACGATTCATTGACAGGAGGTAAGTATGTTAAAATTGGTAATTTAGTTCAAGTTCAAGGGTTTTTAAGAACAGATGCAGTTACAGTAGGTTCAGCAAGTGGGAATATTGGAATAGGAGGATTGCCTTATTCTTTAGAAAATAGTACATCTGGGAAAGCAGATGGTCACTCTTCATTTACTATGGGATTATCAAGAAATTGGAAAGATTTAGGAAGTGGTGTAAGAAACAATCCAACAAGAATAGTAGCAGATGCCAACACAACAACAGCAGGTCTTTATTATCAAGAGCATAACGCTAATTATGGAATTGTTGTTGTGGCAGATGTAGACACAGGAACTAATGGTAATGAAATTTATTTTAGTGGCACATATAGAACTTAATTGGATAATTAGGTTGGAACAAAAAAGGAGTCAGAAATGGCATTAGAAAAAGTGGTCGAGGTAGACCAAATAGAAGTAAAAGGCGAATACTCAATACAAGTGAGAACAGCCACAAAAGTAATGGATGATGGTAAACAGATTGGTAGCGTAGGCTATCATCGTCATGTAGTACATCCAGATTCTATTTTAGAAGGACAG